TTCTGATAATGGTTATAAATTAGGATTAATTGCTGAATTTGAAGAACACGCAACAATTCCAACAGCAGAGCAATATTATTATAGCATTATTGAAATTATATTATGAAAATACGAGCTTCACAAATAGGTAAATTAATGACTTCCCCTAAAACAAAAGGGGAGGTTCTTTCTAAAACTACTAAAACCTACATTCAGGAACTTGCAATAGAACATAAATACGGAATCCGTAAGGAGTTTTGGAGCAGGTACACGGACAAAGGTAACGAAGTCGAAGATGAAGGAATCGAATTGGTTAATGATGTTCTTGATTTAGGTTTCATCTATAAAAATGACGAGAATCTAACCAATGATTATTTAACAGGAACACCCGACGTAAACACGAACGAAGTTCTTTTAGATGTAAAATGCAGTTGGGATGCTACAACGTTCCCATTTTTCGAAACCGAATGCCCTAACAAAGATTACTACTACCAATTACAAGGTTATATGTGGTTATCAGGTAAATCTGAAGCGTTACTTTGTTACTGCCTTGTAAATACTCCATTTCAAATTGTAGAAGATGAGGTAAGGCGCGAACATTGGAAACAAGGGTTGATTGATGAAAGTTTGGATGTAAGAGACTTTGTGCAGAAGAAACATAACTTTGACCATATACCAAAAGAAAAGCGCTTAAAAGTCTTTAAAATAGCAAAAGACGAAAGCATAATAGAACAAATTAAAGAAAGAATAGAGTTAGCACGTGAGTATTATAACAATTTAATAAATGAATTATGAGAAAAACATATGTAAGACAAAATAGTATTAATAGATATTATAAGTTACTAAATGAAGTAAAAGATAGAATAGATAAAAATAGCGTTACATCTTTGCATGATTTACTTAGAAAACACAATGTGTCAAATGATTGGAATACGTTTTTAAAATCACATAATATTGTTTATAAGAATCAATATGGTTTTTTTGAATGGAATCAAAGTATTGCAGTTAGCATTAAATTAGTTCAAAAATACAGGGCATATAAAAGTGAGTTAAATAAAAAATATAGAGTAAATAATAATCAACCTGAAATAAAATTTGATATGCCACAAACACCATTACCACCGAAACCAAAAACACGAACAAAAAAAGTAAAAGTTCAAGAACCAATAAACAAACCTACTCAACAAAATGATTATGGGTTAATTCGTAAATTTTTAAAATGGATATACTAATGGAAGATTTAAAAGTAATGGGTTACTACAAAAACACGACCCGAGAGCAAGTAGTACAAATCAAAGACTTTAAAAAGGATAAAGTTTGGTACGAAACAATAAGACAATATGAAACAAACCCTATAACGGAGTTTTGTTGTTCGGTTGAAAGATTTAAAAGGTTATATATTAAAACAAAGTAAAAATGGAAAATAGAGTCAATTCAGGAGCGTTATTTACTAACGACAAAAGAGAAAAGGAAACGCATCCGCATTACAACGGGAAAGCTACGATTAACGGAGTAGAATATTACGTTAGCAGTTGGGTTAAGGAAGGTAAAAACGGAAAATTTCAAAGTTTAAGTTTTAAACCCGTTCAGGAACAAGCAAAGCCAACAGGAAGACCGCAATACGGAAAAGAATTCGATGAATTTTTAAATGGGATATGAGAGAGCAAGCAAAGGTTTTAAGCGAAGCGAATGAAGTAACACGGTCAATGGTTAAACAATACCTACAAAAACACGAAATCAGCTTAAATGCTTTTTCAAAAGAAGTAGGTATAAGACAACCTAATCTTCACAAGTTTCTGAACGGAAGTAACCTATCGAGTAAGTCAATCGAAAGGCTTGGAGAGTTCTTCAGTAAATAACGTATTCAGATAGTTACCATTAGAACACTTACTGAATCATTTTTGGATTGTGGTAACACGGTCGGAAGGCGGAACGTAAAAAATTCCGCTTTTTTTTATTCTTTTTGTTGTTATATTAAAAAATATAATTATATTTGTTCAACAATTAAAACTATTTATTATGAAAAATTTATTTATGAATTGCCCTGAATGTGATGGAGATGGTTATGTAACAATCGATTTAAACGATACGCACATTCCTTATGAACAAAATCCTGTTGACTTTACTTGTATGTCGTGCGACGGAAAAGGAGTAGCGATAGATAAAGACGAAGTAGAAGACCGTATGGGAATAATAGAAGATATGATACAAGGTATGCAAACACGAATGAGATTACATTCAGATATGATAATGACTTGTAAGAAAGGTTTGTTACACGAATTGAGCGAAAAATACGTTTATAGATTAGACACTTGTTCCCGTGCTTTAGGACGTTTGTTGAACTATAAAAGAAAATTGCATAAATTAGCAGAGTGAAACTAAAAAGAACTAATGAAATTGCCTTTGGTATCTCTTATAAAAAAAGTGGTACCTTAGGCATTTTTTGTTTATACTGGGTTATAGAAATTTACCTATGAACTGGATTGAACAAGTAGCGCAGCACCATAAAGAATACATTAAGACGATTAAAAGTTTTGGTGAGGAGTTTTACGCTGAGGACTTAGTTCAAGAAATGTATATTCGTTTTATCAATAAGAATAAAGAAAAAGCGGTTATTGTAAACGGGCAGGTAAATAGGTATTATGTTTATTTAACTTTGCGTTCTTTGTTTGTTGACTTCCATAGGCAAAAGAGCAGAATAATTAAGGTTGGTTTAGACAATATATTAACTTTGGAACAGATAGACGAATTAGAAGAACACGAGGGCTTTTCAAGATTACTAAAAAAAGTAGATAGCGAAGTAAAGACGTGGGAATGGTACGACCAAATGTTATTTAACTTATATAAAGACTCAGATAAATCAATGCGAGAAATATCCAACGGAACTAATATAAGTTTACGAAGTATATTTTGCACGTTAAAGAATTGCAAGGAGCGAATTAAAGACAACGTTCACGAAGATTATTTAGACTATGTTAATAAAGATTACGAATTAATAAAATAAATATGGCAAGAAAAAGACGAACTAAAGCTGAAATATTAGCAGCTAAAAGCGAAGGATTAGGGGATACAGTAGAAAAGGTTTTAGAAGTAACAGGAATAGCAAAAGTTGCAAAGTGGTTATTAGGTGAAGACTGCGGATGCGATGAACGTAAGGCAGCTTTAAATAAATTATTCCGTTATAAAACACCTTTGTGTTTAACCGAACAAGAACACGAATGGTTAAAAGAATGGTTTAGCAAAAATACGAACGTAGTAAGACCCATTGAACAAAAGATGCTGTTTGATATTCATTCAAGAATCTTTCAGGTAAGAAACGAACTTACAAGCTGTTCAAGTTGTGTTATTCAACGTATAGATGATTTAAGAAAAGTATTTAACGAATATAAAGACGAAAGCAATGCCGATACCTCAACCGAATCCTAACGAAGAAAAAAAAGACTTCATTCAACGTTGTATGTCTGACGATAAAATGGTAAGTGAATACGAAAACACGGAACAAAGATTAGCCGTTTGTTCAACAACTTACGAAGAAAAAAAGTGAGCATAACATTAAGCAGCGATTATTACATAGTTTTTATGAACCCGTCAAAGCATAAACAAGAATGGAATGCGTTACGCTTAATAATGAAAGTTGCTGAAATAAACTATTGTGTTTTTATAGATTATAAATTATACGCTTTAGAAATGCACGCAGTACAAAAAGACGAATTCGAAATATATAAATACAACCCTAATTAAATGCAAATAGTAAAGATAAGTGAGGTTAAACCAAACCCAAAGAATCCAAGAATAATAAAAGACGGAAAATTCCAAAAGTTAGTTAAGTCTATCCAAGAATTTCCTGATATGCTAAATAAACGTCCCTTAGTCGTTTTTACTGACGTAGATGGTAAATACGTTGTCTTGGGTGGTAATATGCGTTTAAAAGCCTGTAAAGAGATAGGATTAAAAGAAATACCAATTATAGTAGCAGACGAATGGACGGAGGAACAAAAAAACGAATTCTTAATTAAAGATAACGTAGGTTTTGGAGAATGGGATTGGGATAGTTTAGCAAATGAATGGGATGTTGAACTATTAAATGATTGGGGATTAGATTTGCCTGTTGATTTAAGTGTTCAAGAAGAACTTGAAGCCGAAGAAGATGACTTTGATGTGCCTGAAGGTGGTATTGAAACGGATATTGTTTTAGGAGATTTATTCGAAATAGGAGAACACCGATTACTTTGTGGAGATTCAACGGATAGTGATAATGTTGCTAAGTTAATGAATGGAGAAAAGGCAAATTTATCATTTACAAGTCCACCATATAACGCAGGAAAAAGCGAAATGTTAAGCGGAAATACTCACACTACGGACAATAAATATAATGAATACAACGACAATCAAAAACAATCTGATTATTTAGATTTATTAGTTGGATTTACAAACAATGCTTTATTATTTTCAGATTATTTAATTTGTAATATTCAAAGTTTAGCAGGAAACAAAATATCATTAATCGAATATTTAAACGCATACAAAAATAATTTTATTGATGTTGCTATTTGGGACAAAGGACACGGCGCACCTGCAATGGCTGAAAATGTTTTAAATTCGGCTTGGGAATATATGTTTTTTATATCTTCAAAAGAAAACGCAAGTAGGGCAATACCAAACGCAAATTTTAGAGGAACAGTTCCAAATATTTATAGAGGTGCGCCAAATAGAAATAACGAATTTTCAAATGTTCACGCTGCTACTTTTCCAATTGATTTACCTGAATGGGCGTTACAATTTACAAAAGAAAAAAATATTATATTAGACCAATTTTTAGGAACAGGAACAACAATGGTAGCATCACATCAACTTAAACGCAAATGTTACGGAATGGAATTAGACCCAAAGTATTGCCAAGTTATCATTGACCGAATGAAAAAACTTGACCCAAGTTTAGTTATTAAGAAGAACGGAGTTGAAATTAAATAAACAACGAATAAACAACGTACAATGGCGGGTAAAGGACAAATAGAACCACGTTGGGAAAAAGGCGAAAGCGGAAACCCTAACGGAAGACCTAAAGGAGCAAAGAATAGAAGCACAATAGCAAAGTACTGGCTGGAGGTAAATCAAAAGCTAAAGAACCCTTTAACTAACCAAGAAGAAACAATGAGCCAAGAAGATTTAATGACTTTGGCACTAATTAAAAAAGCACGTGAAGGAGATGTAGCAGCTTACAAAGCATTAATGGATAGTGGTTATGGTGCGCCATTACAACAAATAGAACAAACAATATTAGAACAACCATTATTTCCTGATGTTTCAGAGAACGACAGCAACGAATAAGGTTCTTGCTTTAAAAAGACGAACTAAAATAATACAAGGAGGCACGGCAGCTTCGAAAACGTATTCTATTTTAGCGGTCTTAATAAATAAAGCAATACAAAAACCTAACTTAGAAATAAGCGTAGTAGCTGAGTCAATACCACATTTAAGACGAGGCGCATTAAAAGACTTTATTAAAATACTTAAATGGACTAATCGCTATAACGATGACCAGTTCAATAAATCTTTATTAACTTATAATTTTAAAAATGGGAGTGTTTTTGAATTTTTTAGTGCGGATGATAGTAGTAAGTTACGTGGTGCTCGCCGTGATATTTTATATATTAACGAGTGTAATAATGTTACCTTTGAATCTTATAATGAACTTTCTATACGGACTAAAAAAGAAGTATTTTTAGATTTCAATCCTGCAAATGAATTTTGGGTGCATACCGAACTAAAAGACGAACCCGATGCAGACTTTATAATACTTACTTACAAAGACAATGAAGCATTAGACAACTCAATAGTTGAGCAAATAGAAAAGAACCGCTTAAAAGCAGAAACAAGCGCATATTGGGGTAACTGGTGGCGAGTTTATGGGTTAGGTGAAATAGGAATGCTTGAAGGCGTAATATTCAGTAACTGGAAGCAAATAGATACAATACCAAAAGAAGCAAAGTTAATAGGAATCGGTTTAGACTTTGGTTATACAAACGACCCAACAGCAGCGGTTGAAATATACAATTATAACGGAACACGAATACTTAATGAATTAGTTTATCGTACAGGAATGTTAAACTCAGACATAGCTAAAACACTTCCTAATAGTTGCCCGATATATGCGGATAGTTCCGAACCTAAATCAATAGACGAAATAAGACGCTACGGAAAGACAATTAAAGGAGTTACAAAAGGCAAGGACTCCATTAACTACGGAATTGATGTTATGCAAAGCCAAGAATATTTAGTGACGTCAAACAGCGTTAATTTAATTAAAGAACTTAGAGCGTATTGTTGGGATGTAGACAAACAAGGCACACGATTAAACAAACCTATTGACACAAATAACCACGCTATAGATGCGCTACGTTATCACGAAATGGAAACTTTAGGTTTAAAGCGCAATTACGGAACATATAATATACGTTAATGACAGACAACACGGCGGTGATGACCCAAGAAGTTGAGAACTATGTGTATATTAGAACTGGTAAGCGTGTAAAGATAGTTTTTAACGACTCAATGAATTTAAGAAAGCATTTAATATTACTTGGCGAAGCGTATGCGGTTGCCGTGTACTACAATAAACAAAATAAAACGTTTAAATAATATGAAGTTAGAATTAATCGTACCAACTAAGTTAAGTGAGATTCCTTTAAAGCATTACCAGAAGTTTTTAGGTATTGCCAAAAACACGAATGATGAAGTTTTTTTAGCTGAGAAAATGATACAATGTTTTTGCGGTATCGAACTAAAAGAAGTAGTTAAAATTCAGTTTAAGGAAATAGAAGCATTAAGTCATCATTTTGCTGCGATGTTCAAACAAAAGCCTGAATTTAAAAACAGATTTAAGATTGCAGGAGTTGAATTTGGGTTTATTCCTAATTTAGAAAATATGAGTTGGGGTGAATATATAGACCTCGAGGCGAATATAAGCGATATAAACACGTTTCACAAAGCAATGGCTGTTATGTATCGTCCTATCGTAGAAAAACACGGAGACAAGTATAAAATAGAACCTTACGAAAGTTCTGCTAACTATTCCGAAATAATGGAAAACGTTAGTTTAGATATAGCATTAGGAGCAAAGGTTTTTTTTTACAATTTAGAGAACGAGTTATTAGGGGCTACCCTGTCTTATTTGGAGACGGAGATAATGAAGGAGAAGGAGATAGCAATGACTTTAGCGAAAGAACTCAATTTAGCAAA